TTAACGGGAATCTCGTGAAACCCGCCCAGAGGAGCGGGAACGCGGACAGTCTTAGGGAGAGAACGAACGGCAAGCCCCGTGCCGATCTTACCGGCGATGGGGCCTGCAAACATTCCAAGTAAAGAACCAACCTGTTCGCCTTTCTCGCCTGCTACCTGCTTACCGGCTTTTCCGCCGACCTTTTCACCGGCAACCATACCAAGAGCGGTGGCAGGGCCAAAGACACCCGCGACCGACGCGATATTGGCGATGTCCACATCGGTCATACCAATGACGGGGAATTTTTCGCTGTACGGCAACGGCTCGGTCGGTTGGACTTTGCCGAGCGTCATGCCTCCCACCATGCTTCCGAAGAAGCGTTTCCCCAATTCAAGAGGAGCGAGTTGTTCAGAGTGCGGGGAACCAATGTCACCGGCCTTCGCGGATTCTAACTGCAACCTGAGAGCGTTGGAATACTCCTCTGGTTTGACAACGTCCTTGTTGATACCCATATCAGGCCCATGGACGAGATACAACAAAGAGATTTCATCGTCTGAGAAGCCAGTTTCACGGGCGATAACAGCCCAGGCAGGGTTAACCGGAAGTGCCCCCTCATCTTTAAGTCCAGTGCGGCCTAAGATGAGACTAGCACGATCGGGGGCAACCTGTTCCACCGCTTGCCGACTTACCGGATAATAGCGCCTACCAGTAGGAGTACCATCGGGCGCTTTCTCGGTAGGAAGCTGACGAAGGCGCTCGATCATGTTTTGCTTGCGCTCGGTAGGGCCAGCAAAAGAGTCTACGAGGAAACCGAACGGCGACTGTTGTTCCTGCTGCCTCACGCCAAGAAGCGTGTCCCAGTAACGCTGGCGCTCTGCTTTTCGGTCTTCGGCTTCGGTTTCGCGCTCAGCGAGGATGAAGTCAACTGTGGGCATGTTTGATTACCCCAGGAGAGAACCGGCAAACCTACGCGCTACAAAGGGGGCGGTGCTATTCATCGCCGTTCCAAGCGTAGAGGCAGTGGCGCGGCGGGAAGCCTCGAAGTAATCTTGCGGCTCGATTCCGAGAAGCGACAGGAGACCTGAGAAGGCTTCAAGTTCTGTTCCACTAAGCTTCCCCAAGTTGTAATAGCTCGTGGCAAGCGGGTTGAACCTTTGGCCCAGTTGTTCTTTTGTTTCGCCGAAAGCCCCACGGATAGGAGAAGGCTTAATAAGAGAACTTGTAGCAGTTCCACCAAGCGCAGGCGAGTTTAATAGTTCTCTAGGCAGGAAATCCTCCGGTATGTCTTCAGTGGGATTGAGCATCCACGACGGGGGAGCGGTGTTGGGGGGAGCCACCCCGCCTCCGGTCGCCATCCCCTCCGGCTCTTGGCCTGGGCGCACGGGGCGCGGGCGATGCCAATACTTCTCTTTCTGCCTCTTCATCATTTCCAAACGGCCTAAACTACCGCTTCCACCGGCCCCAGAAGCGGCCCGCATAAAGGCTTGAATACGGGCTTGGATAAATGGGCTGTTACGCGCCTGGGTAATAAGGTTTACAGCGGGAGTGCCGCCTGTCTGAGAAGAAGCAACGGGGGTTGGCTGTGCGACCTGCCCCGTCCAACCAAGGAGGTCGTAGCCACCGGCTTTCTTTTTGTAGTCCTCTGCTGTGCCCTCGAAGGGTTTCACCCAGTTAGGGTATTCATACCCGCCCACTCCCCCACCGCCCTGCATCTCTTCGACCTGCCCCATGAGAGCACGGACAGCGTTCCTAACGGTCGGCTTTTCGCCCCGCCTCTTTTTGGCAACAACACTTCCTGGTTGGAGAAGAGCGTATTCGGAGGTGTCCCAGTCTTTGTCTCCATCCTTGCGGTCTCCCACTAGGACAACAGACGGGCCTTCTACAACTTTTGCGCCCTCCTTGGCTCTTGGCGTAGGGCGACCGCCCAATGAAACAGGGGTCATAACGTTCGTGCGAATCTGACCCTGGAGGGCCGAAACCCGCGAAGGGGGAGTCATCAATCGGTTAGCGAACAGGGACTCGAACACCGTTCTAGGGTTCGCCCCCAAAGTGGCCTGTGTCTTGGCCTGCTCAAACATGAGTGATTCGGCAGCAGTACGAGCCTGGACATTGGCGACATACTTAGTGGCAGCGGCAGAAGCTTCAGCACCCTTGAGACCTTGATCGGCAGCATACTTCTGAGCGGCAGCATAGAGAGCAGCCGCCGCCTTCTGCGCGTTGGCCTGGGCCTGCGCGGAACCAGCGTTGATCTTTGCCACTTCAAGGGCTTCCTGGTAGTTGAGTTGGGCCTTCTGCATATCAGCAGTAGGAGCGCCGCCAGGAAACTCGCCGCGAGCAAGCGCTTCGGATATATCGATGTCGCGAGATTTGAGCCGATTTTCGGAAGCTATCTGATCACGCAGAAATCCGAGAACATCCTGCTCGGTGCCAGAGACAACGGTTGATGTGCCACCCCGCGAATCGCCTCTTCCGATGGTAGGAACGAGGCCCGAAGCTTGGAGATTAGCGAGGGAATTCAATTGTTCGGGGCTGTATTCCCCGAATGGATCGATCTGAACGGTTCCTTGGGCAGCCTTTATGATCTTTCCCTCTTTGGCGGTGCCCGCCATTTGCTGAACGGTTTCAACGGTAGGGAAGCCAGCGGTCGCTTCACCGCCAGGGCCGATACCCTGCTCGGCAAAAAGCTTCCGCGCCAGATCGCGCCCAGTCGTTAAAGACTCTTCAGTAGTGGGGAGATTGGGCTGAAGCATCCCAGTCGGGATTTCAGCGGTGCCAATCTTGCGGGGGAACTCGCCTTCGATGCCTGCGATCTCGCGTAGAACATCGCGCGCCCCCCCTGGCTCGGAACCGGCGTAATACTCCTGTCCAGGCATGGGAGCTTTCTCGGCAACGGACATCAGAGTGTCCACGTAGTCCTTGGCCGCTAGGCGCTGCGCGGTGGTGCGCTGCATCATATCGGAAAGCAAGTCAATCGTGAGATCACGCTCTCCCGTGCGGTTCACCGACTCTTCTTGGAGTTTCTCGGTGAGCAACGAAATGGCGAGATTCTCTTTCTGTAGGCGCTCGTTCTGTGCGAGTTGCGCCCAACCAAGCGCGTCTGAAGCACCACCCCCCGAAGATTTCTCGATGTCTTTGAGCATATCGTACTCGTCTTGAAGAGCAAGGCGCATATTATCAAAGGTTTCGTCGTCCAAAGCGCCATCCGCATGGGCGCGCTCAAGCATTTGAAGGCGCACAATCGGGTGGAGCGAGGGATCGAAGAGACCGCTTATGTCCCCCTCACGAAGCTGGTTCTCCAAGCCCTGCAACTGTTCGAGCATTTCGGGGGAGCTTACACCGATTCGGACATCTTCACCCGCACCAGCCATGTAAGAGGAGGCAATACTTTGGTAGGGGTTAAGTATGCTCCCCCCACCGCCTATGGCTTCTTCAAGAGCCGCCTCAGACCAAACGCCTTGACCGCTATCCGGCAAGATGGGCTCTTCTGTGCCGATCTCCGCGTTCAACTCCTCCAAAGGATCGCGGGCAGCAGGAGTGGGAGTGACCTCGCCCCCGCCCTGCATCTTGGTAAGCTTCTTGTTCTTAGAAAGGTTCTTCGCTATCAGCATTGTCTACCTCCAGGGCAGCGGCCATTGTGGGGGCAATATAGGGGAGTAAGAACCGCGCAGCAGGGCCTATTCTCCCGACCACGAAACGTAATTGCTCTGCCTCGTACTGGCCCCACCTATCGCCGAGCGTAGCGCGGACATAATCACGCTCTTCGGGGGCCATATTCATGTAGCGCTTGAACTTCTCTTCGGGCGAAAGGCGGCGTTCACCTATCGGAACCTGTGCAGAAAGTTGCTGCTGAACAGCCTTCAGATGGGAGGCAAGTTCCTTATTGAGATCACCCGCCAACAGGTCAAGCGCGTGGTAATCACCCTTGCGCGACTGGGACATTTGTTCTCCTATTTATATTGTAGCACCTGCTAACTACCGGCGACCCCTTGGCCTCTGGGTGGGTTGTCCAGAGCTTCGACCGCCACCACGTTTAGGAGGGCCACCCAGATTTCTTACGCCCAACCCCTGTCCTGGGCCTTCCTGCTCTTCTGGTGGCTGCTGTTCGGGTGATGGGGGTGCTTCAGTCTGAGCCTGTTGAGCCATCTGAGCTTGCGCGGCCTGCTCCATTGCCATCGGAGTAGCGCCTTGGACGTACATCTCAGGGGTGATGCCCTGAGCGGCGAGAAACTCACCGAAGGCCATCAAAGTAGGCTGATCATCAGTGGCGTGGGCGGCCAACCAAGCCTGGACTAGAGGCAACTGCATCACAGTCTCGCGTGCCCGCTGTATATCTTCCTCAGTGGGGTTGTTCACGCCGGAGAACTTCTGAGAGCGCCGTCTGCTCCAGAGAGTAGACTGGTGCATAAAGGCAGCGTGCGTGCCCCTTGCGATCTCGTCCTGAAGGGTCTCCATTTGTAGGTTGTAAAGAACATCGTAGTGACCCCTGATGTCAGCGGGGGCGAGACGAATACTGCCAAGCTTCTTGTTGGCCGTGTCTGATTCGTAAGTGTAACCGCTCACCCAAACAGGCTTCTTCAGGATGTTCTCGATAACGTGGAAACAAAGCTTGATGAAGTCGGCGGTCGCAAACTGGGCGTTCTCCACAATCGGAGTGAGTTTAGCGGTAGCAGCTTCCATAGCTGCCGCCTGGGTAAGTCCTGGGGTACGAGTGCCGATGAACCCGCTCGCAATGGGCGCTAGAGAAACGCGATCCATAAGCGTGATGAGCAGGTTGATGAACTCCACAATGGCAGGCCCAGAGCCAGGGGGCTCAAGAAAGCCAGGGCGTGCGCCGACGCCGAAGTCGTACATCTTGCCAGGGTGGAAGTCGATTGTTGCTATCTCATCTGTTGCGCGGACGCCCGCCTGCAACACAGCGGCATCACGGGTGATGTACGCTGTGGGATTACCGGCTATGATCGACCAGGAGGCCATTGATCCCAAGATCGTATCTAGCCACGGCTGGAGGTACATAAGCGGGAAGATAACGCTAAGCGAGGCAAGGGCGGGGTCATCGAGCCCTGTTACTTCCCCATAAGCCCAAACGTAAGGAATCTTCCCCGCGAATTGGCGTTCATCGTTAGGCAGCGAGAAGACCTCGCCGCTCACGTTTAGAATAACCTCTTCGGGCGTCCAAATTTCGTCCACTTGAATATCAGGCCCCATGCTTGGGGGCGGCTCCCACTGCGGATAAGGAGAACCTTCAGGGACGTGATTAAGGTGCCCCGCCTTAGCGTCGTCGGGAGCCAATCTCAGAGCACGGAGAGCTTCACGAGCGGGGCGCTTGCCCGACTCGATTACCGCTTCGCTCCACTCACTCAACGACGGATAAAAGGTAAGGGGGTCAACAAGTCTCTCTTTGAGTGGAATTGGGGGAGAATTCTCCACGAACTCGTCAACGCGCTTGTTATACGCAGAGTCGGACTCGTCTTCTTCTTTGAGTGGGTAGCCTTCCCAGGTAGTCCGCATCAGCTTGCGAACACCCATTCCGTCGCCCGCGCACTGGTCGATGAATTTGAATTCGAGCGGCTTCCTGGCTATACGTTCAAGGGTTTGAAGGAGCAGGTCTGCGCCGCGCTGCAAGTTCTCGGCAACCTCTTCGTCTCCTGGCTTACGCGGGCGGATGACGGTGTAGCCACGACGCTTATAGATTGATCCCGTAGCAGTCTGAACGAGACGGTAAGCGATAGGGGCACGGATCGCAGCGGTCATCCATCGCGCAACCGACTTGGGCGGACGCGCCTTCTGGCGCATGAAGCGAAGCTTTCGGAGACCATGGATAAGACGATCCCGCTCATTATACTCCTGCCTACGAGCGGTGATCTCCCTCTGTACGTAGGAAGCTAGCTGGTCTGAAACTCTTTTCATCGGGGCCTCCCCCACGAATAATTAAGCTCGCGAATTGCTGTTCTGGAGTCCGACGTGTTCCGCGAATAACGATCGGCAAGCCAATAGCAGACAGCTTTGATAGCGTCGCAGTTGTCCTTCTTGGGGACACGCGTTACCTTGTCGCGCCGCCAATGGGACATCTCCCAGATCGCGCGTTTGCACCTATCTGAGAAGAAGACGCGGGTGCGCCCATCCCCATCGCGCAGGAAAAAGTTCATTCGCTCGATCGCGTCATCAACGGTAGGGCGATGTTTGGTTCGCAGCACAACGCGGGCAGTGTCAAACCAAATCTGTTCCACTGAAGCGTTACCAAATATGTGAGCGGTGACAGCGAACGGATCGCCCACTCCCCCTGTTATGCGGTGCCAAAACGGTTTCATCGCGCAGAGCTTCAAGATCGAATCGTGTGTCATCTCTGTCTGCGCGACCTCATCGATCAGAAAAGTGTCTCCCGTTGAGGCGTCCCACTGGACGAACTCCACGCTGTAGTGGCGTCCCTGTCCATAGTTAGGGTCAACCGCTACCTCGATGGGCAAGTCTTCACGGTATTCCAACTCGCGGCGAACGTGAATGAGCGGCTCCCAGTAGTTGTGAAACACCAAACTGGAAGGGGGAGTAGGGACACCGCCACAGCGTTCCATGAATTGATCGCCGAGCTTGCGTTCGAGCGAGAGAATCTCAGGATCATTTCGGCCACCTGGGAACACCGCGCGGTTATCCCAAGTGGGTGCGGAAACCGAAAATACATCGTCATCGTTAGGCCAAGTTTGACCGTAGTCGTAGAACGCGGCGTACTCGCCTACTGAGTCCTCGAACGTACCGGCGAGCCAAATGAGCCCACGCTTCTGCGCTGAACGCTCTCTAAAACGAGAAACCGCTTCCGAGAACTCCGGTATAAGCCCTGGCTCGCACACGAATATTGCGTCGGGAGCATGGGCGGCCACTTTTCCTAAATCTGAGAGAGTGCGGGTCTCTATTTGCCCGCCCCAAACGGTCTCCAAAGAGCACGGTTTGAACCTATCGGCTGGCATCGAGACAAGATTCGACCGCGTAAAACCCTGCGAGAGAAGGGCTTCCAGGCAGTAAGTGAATTCCATGCGGGGGACGCTGTAGTCCACCCCCATGAACCAGATCAAATCCGAGTGGAGAGCCCAGGAGAAAGCTTCCATGCCAGTAGCGAGCGATTTGCCACCACGAACACCACCCGCCGCAACGCGCTCACGCGCCGGATGAAAGTGCATCTGCGAGAATGACTCGCTCGGTGTGTATCCCTGAAACTTCATCCCCGCGCCGATGTTCGCGGTGGGGACAGAAACACGCTCCCACAAGTAGAGTTTCTCTTTCTGTGTGGGAGTAGATAAACCAAGATTGCGCCTCTGCGCGGCGATACTTTTACTTGTCACCCGACTCGCGTATCTCTTTCACTACGGACAGCAGGTTCTCCAGGGCCTCGTCGCGCTCTGCGCCAGCATGAGCGGCAACGAAGTCGAGCACTTTCATGGCGGCCGTTAAGTGCCCAGGTTTCCCTTCCTCGGAGACCGCACCCAATTTGCCCACCGTGATCGCGCAGCCCAAAGCGTAGTTGGAAAGGGTCTCGAACATGTTCTTGAGCAAGACAGCGCGGGCGGCGTCGGCTTCCCGCATAGAAGCAGCGCGGGCAGTCCCCCTGCGAGTACGTCTACCGGCCATTAGGGGATGATCTCCTCTACCAAAAGGCGAATCTCCAGGTCATCAGCGGCCGCAGCGATAGCGGCGCTGTCATAAACCCGAATGGTGTATCCCGCCGGAAGAACCCAACCCGCCAGGGCCATGCGGATATTCCCGTTAGCGTCAAAGGCCGCGTCATTGGGCAAGTCCCAGGCCCCGTAGTATTGACGGGTGAGAGAAGCGGCTTGAACCGCACCAAAGTTCTTTGTCCAAAGAACGTTGGTTCCATCGCCAAGAACGACCGTCATCTGCCGGTTGCCCACGGTGGCGGTGGTGATGAGCTTGACGGCTAGCATCTGGAGCCGCCACAACCTACCAGTAGGAACGGTAAGCGTTTTGTCCGAATCATTCAGAGCAACGTCGGAATTTTGTACGATAGGATTAGACAGAGGCATTAATTGTCTCCTTCATTGAGACCCTCAAGGATGAGGTCTCGGTGCTTCACGACAACCCCCTCTTGCGCCTTATGAGCAAACTCCTCAAGCTGTTTCTCGCTCATCTTGGTTTTGGTTTTCTTGCCCTGGCGCTTGCGGCGCAACTCTGCGCCTATGAATTTACGTTGCTTCTCAGTTTCAGCGGGCATTGCGCCTATTTCTCCTCTAACCCCTTGCGTATCAGCGAATCGGCGGGCGAGATCGAGGCGATCTTCCCCGCTTTCATCATGCGATCTGTCTCTTCACACGCCTCAAAGTAACCAGGGACATTATGGATCACAAAAGAGGAAGAATAAACACGGGGGGAAACACGTCCGCATTTAGGGCAAGTTGCTTCCAAGACGCCCACGGTGGCGCGACGCTCCACCCGTCCACAGGTGGGGCAGTCAAACTCGTATAGGGGCATTTCTACTTGTCCCTGCGGCTCTTCCTGGCCGGTTCCACTGATAGCCCCTCTTTGATAAGTGACGTAGCTTTAGGAGCACTAACCTGGCCTGGGTTAGCGGAAGGGAAGTAGGGGCCGCCTGGTTTCCAGTTTTTATTCCATTCGGAGAGTTCAACGGCAGTTGGCTTCCTGCCCAATTTCTTAAC